TATTGGGTTAGCTTATGAGTAAGAAATTTAATAAATGGCTAGATCTTTTTATTGAAGAAAAAGAAATAAATTTAGATGATACATTTGAAATAAATAAAAATGGTAACTTAAATATTATTTCTTATGGTTCAATAATTGAGCATATGAAAATTACAACAGATCAAGAAAAGAAAAAACTAATGCAAAATATTATTATAATAGATTTTAAAAATGGTGATCTTTTACATTTTTTTAGACATCTAGGCCAAGCAATAGCCAGATCACAACCATTTTAATAATGATTAGTTTTAAATCTATTAAGCGAGTAGACCTTTTAAAAAATAACAAGGTCTATTCGTATTTTGTCTTTACTCTTTTAAATGGTTCTAAAAGAGTATTAACCCCTCAACAGTTTGAGGAAATGAAAGCGAGTAAATAAATGTCTTATTCTTATAAAGATATAATTGAAGATGGTATTGCTGTTTGTGTAAGCTGTGGAAGTGCTGATGTAAACGAAAACCATAAAGAAAAAAATTCTTTACCTTCTGATTGGTGTTTTGTTTGTAACTATGATGAAGGTACTAACGTTTGTATGCCTGATGATAACTATTTTTATAATCAAGCTAAAGAAACTTTAAAAAAACTGAAAGCGAGTAAATAAAATGGGAATTATACCAAGAAATAAAACTGAAATAATGTTTATTGAAAACATTAAAAAAGCTCATGAATTTTTAAATAAAAAATTAGATCTTAATACTAAATTAGATATTGAAAGAGTTTGTTATTGGGGCAGAGATGCTTTTCATTCAGGATCTTATAATCAATCTAAAGATAGAGTAAGAATAAATTTTAGAAATTTATATGGTTTTAATTTAAAAACTGTTTTAACTGTATTAGGCCATGAATTTAGGCATGGTTATCAAGCCAATAAAGGTTGGATTGATGATAATAAATATTATGTTAAAAGAAATTCCAATGGTCGTATTGAGTCAGGTACTTGGAAAGGTGATAATATATCCTGGACTAAATATAGAGATTTGCCTTGGGAAATTGACGCCAGAAATTTTGAAAATAAATATGCAGAATTTTGTTTTAAATCTGGTTTAATTACAAAAGCTAATCTTGAAACAAGGCTAGAAGGTGATAAAACTTTTAAACCTTTAATTCAAGAAACATATCATGAATATCATAATAAATTTGGTAGAAATAACATTCAGTTTTTTACTCATTATCTTGAAACAAAAGAACAAGCACAAGTTAAAAGAGTTAAAGAAAATTCTAAATTAAAAGACGAATTACAAAATTTAGGAGCTGTTATTGAAAACAATAAAGTTAATTATGTAAATGTTAAAAATAAAGATAAAGTTAATAAAATTATAAAAAAAATTAATAATTTACATAAATCTTTTAAAAGAAAAGAAAACCAAAATGGTTTTTGTTATCTTACTTTAGATCAAATAAATACACATCAAGATCTTAAAAGACCTTTTTATTCATGGACAAAAAAGGCTTGTGAAATTGCTTGGTTACATTTTGAAGATAAAATGCAAAGTCAATATGTACCTTACAAAACTAGGCAATTAACTATAAGAGATTTAACTTCTTAATATATTAGTAGGTCTTTATAGGCCTACTTTTCCCATTCTACTTTAAATTCATTACCCTTAGTATCACTAATTGACATTGTTTGTCTTTCAGAACCCCAAATATGATTTTGAAGTTTACTGTTTTTATGATGATAATTTTTTTGAATTAATTCAATTAGTTTTACTTCGGTCATAGTTAGCTTTTTATCTTGGGCCTTTTTATAAGCATCATCTAAAATCTTATCTAAATTTTCATGATTAAAGGTTACTTGATCTGATTGAGCTACCCTATAGAGAGATTGATAGTTTTTTTCATTAATCCATTTTCTAAGAGTAGGCCAGGAAACATCTAATTCTTTAACACATTCACGAGTTGTTTTTCCCTCAGCCACTAATTCAAACAATCTGGTCATGATTGAAGATTTATATTTTGCCGGTCTGTTGGCCCTTTTAGGTACACTAATGGATTGTTTCGTTGTCATTGATAAAATTAAATTCTTGTATTTGTTTAAATTCTTCTATCCATTGTAAACAATGGTCTTTATCTTGATAGCCTTTTATATTCATTAATACATTCGGATTATTAGTTTCATCATACACAATATAAAATTGAACAAATAAATCATTTAAGACGCAAAATTCCTCTGAAAATGAATTGATAGTTTTCTTCTTGGGTAAAAGATTTTTGTCTTTTTTTGATTTCTTCATATATTTCTATGACATTGTTAGAGTTCAAATCTATTAATTCACAAATATAATTAAAATCTTTACTCCCTATCCAATTTTTAGCTTGTCGTTGTAAGTACCAATCAGCTTTATCATTATTTGGCTCTGTTAATCCTAAGCTATCTAAAATGTTTCGTGTTAAGACATGAACCCATAAGATTATCTCTTGTTGCATGGTTCATAATGTTTGATTATTTTTAGACCTAATTTTAGATCTTGATCTTTTATAGCAAATAACGAGCAATTATCACAAGGGGAACGTTTAACGTACAAAACCCTAGAAATTTGAAAGCGAGTACAGATACTCTTTCTAGGGTTTAGTGCTTATACTATTTAATATCAAAATGTTCAATCAACATATCTAAACTTTCTTTAAAATATTCAAATTTTTTACCTCTACCACATGGTTTATTATCAATAATAACTTCCCATACAATAGATTGATATTTCTTTGTTGATTTCATAGCTTCATTGTATTCAAATTCAGCATCATATTTTTGCACATTAAATAATTCTGAGCCAAGAGGAATACCCTGAAGTCTATCCCAATTAAAAGTTTGAGATCTGGTTTTTCCTGAATAGACAGCTAAATACTCTATTTTCATTCCTGCTACATATCTAAGGGCGTTTCTTTTATGATTTTTGGGATCTAATTGATTTCTAAAGTAATAATTCTCTAAAACTGAGTTAATTTTACAATATAAATGCTTTAAACCCATTACCATTTGTCTAAAATCACCTGTACGATACAATTTTCCGTCTAATTGAAATAATTGTTGAGAACCTAAGTCTTTTATTTCAGTAGAAACATATTCTTTCTCTTTTTTTTGCTTTTTTTTGTTCTTTTTTACCATGCTTTAAACTGTTCTTCGGTAATTAGGCCCTCTTTTTTCATTCTATGAACCATATCGTCAGAAATTTTGGTACTTCTCATGCCCTTTTGAACAAACGGAACCCATTTTAAATATTCACTATCTTCTCTTGGTTGAATACCGAAATTATCAGTAGAAGTAGGCTTGGGAGTAATTTCCTGGTCTAAATAACCCTGTGCATTGAGCCAGGTTGAAGGGTGTTGACTAAACTGTATTTCATTTACCGATGAACAATGCTTGTTGTATAACTCAGCTAAGGCCTCAGGCTTACTTCTCCACTCCTCAGCTAATTTACTGTATGCTCTTTCTGATTGTCCTTTAGATATTTTACGATTTACCTTACTCCAAAATACATCAAAGTTATCTCTATATAGTTTATTCTTTAATGTATTCTTTCCTTTATTCTGTTTCTTGCTGTTCGTTGTGCTAATCGTTGTGCTGTCAGGTGTGTGTTGGTACTCATCATAATTGCAGATTGTAAGGATATTTGGTATGTGTTTCGGTGTGTTGTTCGGCTTGTGACTCGTTAGGGTACTGTGTTGTCGCAGTTTATCAATAAAATATCTTACTTTTGATACTTCCCAATTCCACGCCTCAGCCATGTAAGTAAGAGAACAACATAACTGACCTCTTTTTAATTCTATTTCTTGCTCGTAAATTCTGTAAATTCTGTCTCTAAAACTTGCCTCTGTAAGTAACCAAATAAAAGCTGTTATTTCACAAAACTGTCTATTAGATTTGTTTAAACTTGGGTGATTGAATATGGCCCTCTCTAATGTTATGTACCCTGTCAATCTACCCTCTTTAATATTGTTATTGATCTGTATTCTCCTGGAATTGTGCTAATGAACCCTTTTTCCTCTAATTTATTGATGTATTTATGAATAGATGCTGTACTTTTTAAGCCAACATT